GTGGATTATTACGTCGACATGCCTCACTATCTTCGTCGAGCTCAACCTGTCTTGCTGTACGGGGTTGTCCCTGAGGAAGCTGCGTCCTGTGGCGTTGATAATACCTCCTTCACCTTTAATGATGAAGGCGAACTAGAGACTACGATCTCTGGTGGAGGGTTTTATCGTCACCACTTATGGGACTATGCTGGTGACTCTCTGAAAGTCGTTAAAACGTTTCTGAAGATTCCTGTAGAGGTCACCACCTACGCTGTTGAAAGACGGCAAGCCGGCTATAGCCGCCAGCTTATCCTCCTCAGCCCCATTCGAAGATTTTGGAGCCTATCTGCGGTTCTCGCTTACTTTATGATCGATGGCAAGGTGCTTGATCGTTTTGACCCTATTGTACGGGCGAGCGATAACACCAAGTTCGTCCGGTTTAAAGTTCAAACGGGATCAGGCACGCAGATTACAACAGCCAGGCCTGGTAATTTGCTTTGTGCGACGGTTGATGCGACCATCGACGAGGCAATAGCCACCATGGCACGTTTAGGGTCCGCTAAGCTACAGCTGCCTACGACAATGTCGTGGCTAACCCATGAGAACCGGGGAGCTGCTGCCGTCCTCACTGAGTACCATAGAGTAACTGGACCAGTCAAGACGCGCACGGTCTTTCCCGTTGATCAAGCTGTGAGAGCTTATGCCTTCGAATTGGATTCGTATATTCAGGATGAAAAGCCAAAAATAGAGGCATTTATGTCGCCCCTTGTGCACGAAGCTTACGCCGTGGTTCCTAATGCTGCCGCGGAAAGACAATGCGTCAAGGGTAGAATTGATGGGCTTAAGAAACCTGAACCGAAACTAGATCCGTTTGTTTTAAAGTGTATAGAAGAGTTTTCGGCCGAAGTTATGGGTGGCGTAACCCTTGAACCTGCTCCGGTGGAGGAGATTGATCGTCGTCAAAGACGGGCTCAGCAGCAACAGTCCCTACAAAGGGCATTTGTTGCCGGGGATAATGTTAGGCACATACTTAAGTGCTTCATCAAGGCGGAGGTGTATAATGGTCCTAAGGATCCAAGAAACATCTCCACGTATAATGACCGTGACAAGCTCACGATGGCACAATTTGCCGTCGCGTTGTCTGGCCACTTGAAGAAGTTTGAATGGTATGGACCCGGCAAGACCCCCGTGGAGATAGCCCAACGCGTTGCAGACATTTGCGAACACGCGAAGGAAGAGGTCAACGTTTCTGACTATCATCGTATGGATGGCACCATTACGTATTTGTTGAGAAAGGTTGATCAAACCATCTTCATGAAAGCCTTTCCCGGCTATAAGCCCGTCTTGAATGAATTGTTCAAAACTAATGCAGGAAATCACGGAGTCCTTCCCAAAGGGACGACGTTTGAACAAGGGCCCGCACATGGATCTGGATGTTCCGCTACAAGTGTTAGCCAAACTCTTCGAGCTGCTTTCGCAGCATATCTTGGCTTCAGAAACAAATTCAGGGCTGAACCCCCC